CCCACCAGACCTGTTGTACAAGAGCCCACCAGACCTGTTGTACAAGAGCCCACCAGACCTGTTGTACAAGAGCCCACCAGACCTGTTGTACAAGAGCCCACCAGACCTGTTTTACAAGAGCCCACCAGACCTGTTGTACAAGAAACAATGTCCGAAGAACAAAAAATACAACAATTACAAAAAATACAACAAATACAACAATTACAACATTTACATCAATTACAACAAATACAAAAAATAAAACATCAAGAAATGCTTAAAAATAAAGCAGAGCAAGAAATGCTTAAAAATAAAGCAGAGCAAGAAATGCTTAAAAATAAAGCAGAGCAAGAAATGCTAAAAAAGGAAGTAGGTAAACAAATAGTTGAATTAGATAATGACAAAGATATAACTGATATAGTGAATAATATTGTTGATGATAATCAAAAGGATGATGTAATATCTTTAGTATCTGAAAATTCAAATAATTATACAAAATCAAAATTACTTAAGTTAAATTTAGATAAATTAAAAGAAATATGTGAAAAAAATAATTTATCTACCGAAGGAACTAAAGGTGTAATAATAGATAGAATACTAAATGCAGAATTATAAATAAAAATATTCTTAATTAGTATTAGATAAAGTATATAATGAGCCAAAATAATTATACATGTCCTTTAAGAATGTCGGATGGTCGCTCTATGACTGATTATAGACCAAAATGTATTGTTAATTATGAGTTAATGAACACAATAGAAGAAAATAATTTAGTTAAAAGTAGCTATGATACTAGAATGTATTTACAAAAAAATGCTGATAATATAATGAAACAAGAATTTGAAAAATCAAAAAATAACTTATTGCCATGTATTAAATGCAATGATCCATTAACAGATGTAGTTGAAATGCCTCAAAAGTATTATGTAACATGCGATAATATATCGTGTACTAAAAAATTATTTGATATAAATGGTTTAGGTTCTGCTATAACAAATACAGCTATGAAAAATAATTAATTATTATTTTTTTTTTTATTAATATTTAATATAGTATAGAATATGAAAGTAAATAACAAATATATATCTGGTAATATAGAAATTGATAAAAAAAACGTTAAATTAGTTGGTAAAAAAATTTATAATAAAACAATAAATATTATTGCACCAAATCCACCTGATACTTTAGGAAATTATAGCGGTACTGCTTTACCATTTCCAAATATAGACATTGCATTTGAAAATACAGTTAATAAATTTAAAATTCAGTCAAATAATATTGATATAACACTTAAGTATCCTAATAGTTATAATTGTCTATCTAATGGTAAATATAAAGTACCTCCTACCATATTTATTTCTGATGAAAATAATGAAAATACAGTTAAAATAGAACTTGATGATAATTGTCCTACAAAAACACTTGTATCTCGTAATTATGATAATAAACCTGAATTTTATAATGATAAATATCATGTGTTACCAGTTAGTACTGGGTTTAAAACAATGATTAATTATGCTAATTATAAAGTGTTAAATAATAAAGGATAATTTTACAATTCTTTTAAATAACTTATTAAATATTGTCATATTAATAACATATTTTTTTATCCAATATAGAGCGTTTCTATATGTTACATTTGAATTATTAATACTAATTTGTATATCATTTTTTTTAATTTTTTTATATATTAAAATAACAAACCATAATATATACCATTCAGACAGATAATTAAATAAATTAACAATATAATTAATAGTTAGTTTATAACTTATAATATCATTTAATAAATTTATAGGTTGATTAAATAAAATCTTTGAATAAATATTAGTTAATAAACATTCCGGTAAATCGTCCCAGATAACAGTAGACATTATTTTAACCTATATAAAAATTGATAAATTAATTATTTATATAATTATATATGAAAAATTTAATTATAGTTGAAAGTTATACAAAAACAAAAACTATTTCTAAATATCTTAAAAATCTTAATAATAATACTTATTTGGTAACATATTCTCAAGGTCATTTTTGTGATTTACCAAAAAATGATATTGGTATAAATACTGAAACATGGGAGGGTAATTATATAACAACTAAAACAAATATCGTTAGTAATATAAAAAAATTAATTAAAGATGTAGATATTGTTTACATTGCTTCTGACCCTGATATTGAAGGAGAAGCAATTGCTTATCATATATCAAAGTTATTAAAAAACAAAAAATATTATAGAATAAAATTTAATGAAATTACGAAAAATGCAATCATTGAAGCTATTAATAATCCTATTAATATTGATATGAATATGGTAAATGCCCAAGAAACTAGAAGATTTTTAGATAGAATTGTTGGATTTAAGTTATCTCCAATTTTATGGAATAAATTTAATGATAATACTTTAAGTGTTGGAAGAGTGCAAAGTGTTGCATTACTGTTTTGTATTGAGCAATTAAATGATATTATAAATCATAAAATAGAATCTTTTTGGGAACTAAATGGTATATTTAAATGTAATGAAATAGAAACTTTAGAATGTCAATCAATAAAAATCAAGGATGAAAATAAAATCTTAAATATATTAAATTTGTTAACAAATAAAATTAAATTTAATATTACTTATGAACAATCAATTGTTAATGATTATCCCTTACCTCCTTATACAACTACAACATTACAACAAGACGCTTATAATTTATTAAAATATACTTCAAAAAAAACTATGGAGTTGGCGCAAAAATTATATGAAAAAGGATTAATTACTTATATGAGGTCAGATTCTGTTAATATTTCTGATAATTTTAAATATAAACTAAAAGAATATATTCAAACAGAATATGGTGTCGAATATCACTGTTTTAGAAATTTTAAAAATAAAATTGTAAATGCACAAGAAGCACATGAGGCAATAAGAGTAACTAATTTAAATTATAAAACACTTGATAATGATAATGAATTAACAGAATATCATAATAAATTATATAGTTTAATATGGAAAAGATCTGTTGCATGTCAAATGAAAGAAGCTTCTTACACTGCATTTAATATTGTTATAAGTAATAGTGATTTACAAGAATATAAATTTAAAACAACTAAAAAGTTTCTTACATCAGTTGGATATCTTATAGTATATAATAAAACCACAGAAGATTATAATAATTTCATAAATAATTTAAAAAATGTTAAATTAAAAGAATTAAGTTTTTTAGCTAATATAAACAAACCTAAAACATTATATAATGAGGTTGCTTTAATAAAAAAATTAGAAAATGCAGGGATTGGTAGACCATCAACATACGCTTCAATTATAGAAAAACTATTTAATAGAAAATATGTTATTAAAGGAAATAATCCAAATTCTGAAGTAAAGTTAAAAGATTATATCAAAAAAAATAACAAAGATATTATTATTAAAGATAAAATTATAAATACTGGGGGTAAACAAAAAGATTTATTGGTACCAACCGAATTAGGAATTAATTGTATAAATTATTTAAATGATATCACACCTTTCCTATTAAATGTTGATTTTACATCAGATATGGAATTAGCTTTAGATAAAATATCACTAGGTACGTTAACAAAAAATCAAACTTTATCAGAATTTAATAATAAATTAATACCTATTATTGAAAAATATTGTACTAAAAAAAATTTTAAAACAAATTTGGATAATAGTGGAATTATTAAAACAAAATATGGTTACTGTTACTATCATAAATCAGAAAATAGATATTTAAATATTGAACCTTATTTAAATTGGAAAAACAAACAATATAATGAATTAGAAAATAATGAGATACAATTTTTAAAATCTTTACCTAAAAAAATAGATGATATTCATGAGCTAAATTTAGGAAAATATGGTTTATATCTAAAAAATGTTAGTAATAATACAAACATAAAGATTGATAAAAAAAAATGGGATTCTTATATTAATTGATGCGATAAGTGTTTTCTGTTTTAACTGTGTTAATAATTATTTCATCTTGATTAAACATATCTACATATTTTTTACTAATATCTTTAAGATTATTAATTAAATAATTATCATTTTCGTGATGTAAAACAGATAAACTATATGTAAATTCTTTTTCTCCTTGCCAATATCCGATATGTTTAGAAGTTGTAAAAGATGATATTTTATTTTTAATATATCTATTTATAAAAAAATTCCAATCCGTATGTGTTACATATGATTTAATATTATTTTTATTTATTGTTGTTCCAAAAAAACATGTAGTTTTATATATAGACATAAATCTATTATATAAAATTATATGCTTAATATATTAATAAGATATAAATATAAAAAATAATTTATTGTTTAAATTTCTTTTTTTCTAAATTATAAATTTTTTCTAAGACATTCGCTATTTTAGACATCGAGTCGCCTACAGATACACCATTTTCATCATAAAATGCTTCTTGAAATAAAGAAGCAATAGCCATTACATTATTATTAAATAAGGCATCATCTTCTTCAGAACCTTCTTCGTCACTTCCATCTTCATCTGAATCATCGTCTGAGTCATCATCGGAGTCAGCTTCTTCTGTATCTTCATCAGAATCTTCTTCATCAATTACTATTTCTTCTTCTTTTTTCGATTTCTTTTTTTTACTTTTTTTACTTAAGTTAGAGACAATATTTTTAAGGTCATCCATAATATTTTCATCGTCGGATTTGATACTATTTTCATCTTGATCGACATCTGTATTTTCAATTACTTCATTTTTTTTACCCATTTATATTTTTTAAATGTTAATTCTTTATATATTTTTAATTATTGTTAATAATATAGAGTAGAAATAAAATGAATAAATCATTATTGTTTTTTGGAATTTTACTTGGAAGTTTTATAACACTTTTTATAATATTATTTTATAATATCTCATTTAATCCAGAAAAATTTTATGTTGATGATAGTGAAAATACGCCTATAGAAGAAGTAAAATCAGAAATGCAAGATTCACCAATACCAGTAACATCAGAAATGCAAGATATCGTAAAAATGCCAAAAATTTCTGATAAGTTAGAATCTGCAATATCAAGTTCCATGTGTGATAACATTTCAACATTATGTAATAGCGGAAATTTTTCATCAACATTATTAAACCAAATAATAGATAATGAGGTTTTAGAAATGAATGATTATGAAATTTTTGAAGCAAATGTTCAGTCAAACCTTGAACACAACGAATATCCATACAACGAAGACATACTTATGCAAATATCAACTTTTAATAAAAATTTAATTAATAATTCAACAAGCAAATGGTATGATACAATTAATTATAATGTATCATCTAGTAATACAGATAATGATAAACTATGGTTTAATTTAGATAACGTTATAGAAATTATTGATAATAAAAATTTTGCTTCTGGAGCTAATCTTAAGAATGTTCAACTAAGTGGTCCATCGGCAATGCATTTTTCTAGTAATCATCTTAATGCATTAGGTGATATTTCGCTAATATTTACATTAAAAATAAATGATTTGGATATTATTGAGCCAGATAAAGAATCTGAAAATAAGGAATCTGAAAATAAAGAATCTGAAAATAAGGAAGGTTGTTTATTTAAATTACCATTACAAGAAGATACAAACATAACTAACGGCACTGATAATATTGAAGGAGGAACCATCGCATTAATTATTTCAAGAATTTCAAAAAATTATATTAGGGCAAAATTATATTTTGCTGAATATTCTGATAATAAAAATAAACCAAACCCTTTAATATGGAATAATATACCTATAAATATAATTAAAAAAAATATTGTAATTGCACTTACTTATTCACCAAGTATTGGTGCCACTTTATATATTGATAATTTAGTTAAAATATTTCCTATTACTACTAGCAAAATGTATAAATTAGGCTCTACACCATTAATAATAAATGAGAATAGTAATATGGATATGATATTATATAATTTTACATATTATAAAAAACGACTAACAGATGATGAATTTAGTAATTTTATTTCTGTCAATGATTATTTATTAAATAATAAAAATAAAATTAACGATGAATATATTTCTACTATTAACAGATTAAACTTAAGTTTAATTACAAAAGACAGTTTAATTAAAACAGTTGAAAATAATTGCGCAAATAACAAAATAATTTAGTTA